AACTTTCCTTCTTGGTGATCCTAATGGAACTACACCACAAGGCTCTGCTGCAACTACCGCTGGAACTCCCTTGGTGATGGGTGGAAGCCAAACTGGACAAGACTTGACTATTGATGGTCTACCTACATCAGTAACTGGCTACCTTCTTGCTGGCGACTATATTCAACTTGGTTCTGGTATTACTTCTAGTCTGTACAAAGTTCTGACCCAAGTGAATACAAGTGCGGCTGGTGTTGCAAGCGTCACTGTGTGGCCCTCAATTACCACAGCACCCGCTGACAATGATCCTATTGTAGTCAGCAATGCAAAAGGTGTATTTCGTCTAGCTAATAACACTGCCTCTTGGGAGATCAACAACATCTCATCCTATGGCATTACCTTTGATTGTGTGGAGGCTCTCTAATGTCTAACGTAAAGATTACTGACCTCCCAAGTCTTACTGGCGCACTTTCTGACAGCTTAGATGTCTTGCCTGTGGTTGATGTGTCTGGTGATGCCACAAGCAAGATGACTAGAGCGGAGTTCTTCAAGAATGTTCCTGCAATTGATCTCATTGGTGCTATCACCACTGGTTCTTGGAATGGTGATACTATTACTGCTCCTTATGGTGGTACGGGTATTGCGTCCTATGCGATAGGTGATCTTGTCTATGCAAGCACTACCTCTGCTCTCAGCAAACTGGCTGATGTGGCAACGGGTAACGCCCTTATCTCTGGTGGTGTTGGTGCAGCACCTTCTTACGGCAAGATTGGTTTGACTACCCACATCTCTGGAACTCTTCCTGTGGCTAACGGTGGTACGAACATTACCTCTTATGCCATTGGTGATCTGATCTATGCTTCCACAACTGGTGTTCTTTCTAAGTTAGCTGACGTAGCAACTGGTAACGCTCTGATTTCAGGTGGTGTCGGTGCTGCTCCTGCCTATGGTAAGATTGGTCTAACGACCCACGTGTCTGGCACACTTCCTGTAGCCAATGGTGGTACTGGTGTTACGACATCAACTGGTTCTGGTGCTAGTGTGCTTGGTACTGGTCCAACTATCACTGGTGCTGCTCTTAACGGAACCCTTGGTGCTACTACAGCCTCTACAGTAGCTGCCACGACTATTACTGCCACGACAAGCATCTTATCCTCTGGTGCTGGTGGTATAGGATACTCGACAGGTGCTGGTGTTGCTGTAACTCAGTTGACTAGCCGTACCACTGCTGCCCCTACAACTGGTGCTAAGACATCTGGTGCTGTTACTCTATTTACGACAACCGCTGTGGTCGGTACATACTTTACCTTCACTGTTCCAAATACGGCAATCGCTGTCACAGATACAGTGTCTTTGTCTGTAAGAGGTGCAACAAACACCTATGTAGCTTTTGTTACAGCTATTGTTGCTGGTACATCCTTCAACGTGACGATGGCATCTGTGGCTGGTGTTGCTTCGGACACCCCAATCGTCAACTTCAATATCATCAAGGGCGTTTCTGCTTAATGCTTCCCGAAAGAACAAACAAGGTGTACTATGGCTAGAGATATTTTTCCATCAATCCTTCAAGCCATAACTGCTCCTGAAATCACACCTTTCTTTGCGGTTGATCTTATGTTCCAAGGTGGCCCTTTGTATATGTGGTCAGGCTACGGAGACTTTGTTAGGGAAGACACTGGTAATACCTATCTAGGCGCTGGTCAACTCCTTAACATCTCTACAGTCGAAGAGACTACAGAGATACAGGCTGTAGGGGCTAACTTTACTCTGTCTGGTATCCCTTCTAGCTTCTTATCCCTAGCACTACAAGAACCCTATCAAGGTCGTGAGTGTAGGATTTACTTTGGTGTCCTTATTGGTGGTGGTCTTGCTACACAAGGTCTTGACACTATCACTACACAGTTTGGTGATCTCATCGTTCTACAGTCTGGTACACAGGGTTTCTTAGAAATCTTCAGTGGTGAGATGGATCAAATGAACATTGTAGAAGCAGCAGAAACTGCGACTATCTCTGTTAGTGCTGAGAATGCTTTGATCAAACTTGAACGACCTGTAGTACGAAGGTTGACTAACATCGATCAAAAGTCTAGGTACCCTAGCGATAAGGGCCTAGAGTATGTAGCGGGCCTACAAGATAAAGAAATCTTCTGGGGACGTAAAGGATCATAATCAGTATAAAGGACATCCCGATAATGTCTATTACTTATCAACAAGAGTTTCTAGATACCGTTGAGAAAGACATCAAACCCCTGATAGAAGAACATTGGGAAGAGATTGCCCTTAACAAGTCTGTTATTAAGTTAAACCCTGATTGGGAGGCTTATCACAGTCTAGAAGATAATGGCATATTGAAGGTATTCACTGCAAGGTCTGATAAAGAGTTGATTGGGTACTTTGTGGTTCTGATCAGAAATCATATCCACTACAAGGATCATATCTTTGCTGCTAATGATGTCCTGTTCCTAAAGCAAGAATATCGTAAGGGTCTTACTGGCGCTAAACTGATGAAGTTTGCTGAGAAGTGTCTTAAGGAGGATGGTGTATCTGTTCTTGTGGTAAACACTAAGAGGCACAAGCCCTTTGATGGGCTACTAGAGTGGTTAGGCTACAGCCATGTTGAAAACGTATATTCTAAATACTTGAGGTGAACACATGGCTGTTTCTGCTGTCGTTGCTGCTGTATCTACTGCTGTATCTGTAGGTGCTGCTGCTATTGCTGGTACTGCTTTTACCTTCATTGGTTTGTCTGGTTTTGCGGCTATTGCAAGTAGTTTCCTTGTTTCCACTGCAATGGGTGCTGCCCTTAATGCTCTTGCCCCCAAGCCCCCCACCGCATCAGCCACAAGAGGTTATTCGATTGCTGGTGAAAGTGGCGCAGCTATAGACCATCAAATCATCTATGGTGAAACCAAGGTTGGTGGTGTTCGTGTCTACGATACGACTACTGGCGGTTCTACCAATAAGTTCCTTCACCGTATCCTTGTCTTCGCTGGACATGAGATTGACAGCTATATAAAAATCTATGTCAATGACGATGAAGTTACTATCAATGGTAGTAATGATGTTACTGCTCCCTCGCAGTATGTTAAGAGCGGTCACTCTCATATCCACATCAAGAAGTACTATGGTACGGCTGCACAAACCGCAGACAGTGAACTGGATGCAGCCACTGCTGAGTGGTCTTCTCTACACACTCTGTCTGGTCTTGCATATCTGTATGTACGTTTTGAATACGATGCTGATGTCTTTCCTAATGGCGTCCCTTCCATATCTGCTGTCATTAGAGGCAAGAAGGTCTATGACCCTCGCACCACCACAACGGTATGGTCTAGTAACCCAGCCCTTTGCTTGAGAGACTACCTTACACAAGGTTATGGCCTTGATATTCCCACTGCCCGTATCTCTGATGATCATGTCATTGCTGCTGCAAATATCTGTGATCAATCTGTCACTACAGCCCTTGGTACTACCACTCGCTATACCTGTGATGGCGCTTTTGTAACTGCATTTGCCCCTAATCAAGTTATCTCAGACATCATCACTTCTATGGGCGGTCTGTTCTGGTATTCTCAAGGTAAGTGGCGGATGAAGGCATCTGCTTATACTGCACCCACTGTTACTCTCACAGAGAATGATTTGCGTTCTAGTGTCTCTGTTTCAACAAGACATTCTCGTAGAGATACGTTCAACACTGTTAAGGGTAAGTTCAAGGGTGTTGAAAGCGATTGGCAAGAGGCTGACTACCCCCAAGTCATAAGTCAACCAGCTATTGATGCTGATAATGGCCTTGTCAATACGGCTGACTACTCATTACCCTTCACGACATCTTCTATCACGGCACAGCGTATCGCTAAGATATTCTTGTTCCGTAACCGTGAACAACTTACAGTGTCTGCTTCCTTTGGCCTCAAGGCATTCCAAGTTGAAGTTGGTGACATTGTAAACTTGTCTCTTGCACGGTTTGGGTGGCTACCTAAGACATTCGAGATCACTAACTGGTCCTTTGGTCTTACTGAGGGCCTTGACCTTCAAGTCAATCTAACTCTTCGTGAAATCTCTTCACAAGTCTTTGATGATGTTGATGGATCAATCTTTGAAACTAATAATAGCAGTCTCCCTTCTGCTTTTGCTGTCTCTTCTGTTGGTGTGTCTGTATCTTCTGCCACAACGATTGGTGCTGAATCCCTTATCAACACTCTGTATGCAACCATCACTGCTTCTGATCCTACCTCTGTAGAGAGAGTAGAAGTACAATACAAGTTGACTTCTAGTGCAATTTGGAATGCTATGGGTGTAGGTGATCTTGGTACTTATCAAGTAGCTGGTGTACCCGAAGGTCTTTACGATGTCCAAGCAAGGTCTTACAGTTATCTTGGTGTTAAGAGCGGCTGGACAAACATCTTAAACTTTCAGGTCATTACACAGAGTACTACCCCAGATGATGCAACTGGCTTAAGTTACAACCTTTCTGGTGGTACAGTTGGACTTCAGTGGATACCAATCCAAAAGCTAGACCTGTCTTTCTATCGTGTCAGACACTCTATTTTAGAAACTGGTGCTACTTGGTCTGATGCCACAACAGCAGTTAGTAAAGTACCCCGTCCTGCAACATCTACCACAGTTCCTGTTAAATCGGGAACTTATATGGTCAGACCTTACAATAAGTCTATGCTAACATCTGACAACTTCACTGCTGTGGTCGTTCCTGCAACCAGTTTGGAAACATTCACTAACAACCCAGTGATCACTGCTCACCCCACTTTTACGGGAACTAAAGTAAACACCTCTGTGACAAGTAGCGCATTAAGACTAACTACCTTTACTGGTGCATCTTCTACAGGCACTTATGCTCTCAATGGCTACATCGACACAACTACTGCAAGGCGTGTTAGGTCTAGGGTTGATCTTCAGGTTAGTCGTTACAGTACTGCTGGTGGTCTATTTGATGACCTTGTTGAATTGTTTGATTCACAAGCTGGTCTCTTTGATGATCTAACTGGATTTTCTGCATACGATGATATTGATGTAGTTACATACATCTCTGTCACCCCTGATGATCCTGCTGGCACACCTACTTGGAGTGCATATCAACCCTTTGTATCTGGAGACTTCTACGGAAGAGCATTCAGGTTTAGGGTTGAACTTAATTCCACTTCACCAAATGTTACTCCAAGTATCAC